TGTTTGGGGGTATTCCTTCCAACAAGGTTACAGCCCTCGCTGGTGAAAGCAGCACTGGAAAAACTTTTTTTGCCCTTAGTGTTGTCCGTAGTTTTCTTAGTGATCACCCTGATGGTGGGGTCATTTATTTTGAGTCTGAGTCTGCTATAAGCAAAGAGATGATTGAGAGCAGAGGGATTGATTCTAAACGTATGGTTATATTCCCTGTTGCTACTATAGAAGAGTTTAGAACTCAGGCAGTGAGGATTGTAGACAAGTATATGAAAGAACCAAAGGATAAGCGTCAACCATTGATGTTTGTTCTTGATAGTCTTGGTATGCTTTCAACCAATAAGGAGATGGAAGATGTTGCTAACGACAAACAAGTTCGTGACATGACCAAATCTCAATTGATCAAAGGTGCATTCAGGGTCTTGACATTGAAGTTAGGACAGGCTAGTATACCTATGATAGTTACTAACCATACATATGATGTAATCGGTTCCTATGTACCTGCAAAGGAGATGGGAGGTGGTACAGGTCTTAAGTATGCAGCATCTACTATCATCTATCTTGGAAAGAAGAAAGAGAAAGATGGAACAGACTTGGTGGGCAACATCATCAAGTGTGAAGCAAAAAAATCTAGATTAACTAAGGAGGGAAGTAAAGTTGAGACTCGACTATTCTTTGATGACCGTGGACTGGATAAGTATTACGGACTATTGGAATTGGGTGAGAAGTATGGGGTCTTCAAACGGGTTGGGAATCGTATTAAGGTTGGTGAATCTTCTGTTTATCCTAAATCTATTCTCGCTAATCCTGAGAAGTATTTTACCCAAGAGGTAATGGCAAAATTGGAAGAAGCAGCAAGAGAAGAATTTTCCTATGGCAATTGAACGTATAGAAACAACCATCTTACGTAACCTGATCTTTACGGAACAGTTTTATCGTAAGGTGGTTCCATTTTTAAAAGCAGATTATTTTCAAGAATATAATGAGAAAATTATTTTTGAAGAGATCTCTGACTTTGCTAGTAAGTATGACAAAGTTCCTACTCAAGAAGTTCTTGCGATTAATTTACAGAATCGTACAGACCTTACTGATGAGGTATTTCAAGAATCACTTTCTACAGTATCTAACCTATCAGATGAATGGGTTGATTATGAATGGTTATGTGACTCTACAGAAAAGTGGTGCAAGGATCGTGCTATATATCTTGCCCTTATGCAATCAATCAAGATTGCAGATGGAGGCGATAAGAAACTTTCACGAGATGCAATCCCTTCTATACTCCAAGAAGCTTTAGCGGTATCTTTTGATGAACACATCGGACACGATTACATTGAACAAGCAACAGACAGATATGAATTCTACCACAGGAAAGAGGAGAAGATTCCCTTTGATCTGGAAAAGTTTAACTATATTACGAAAGGTGGTCTCCCTAATAAAACTCTTAATATCGCTCTTGCTGGTACGGGCGTCGGAAAGAGCTTATTCATGTGCCATATGGCTAGCTCCGTCTTGCTCCAAGGACGGAACGTTTTATACATTACAATGGAAATGGCAGAGGAGAAAATTGCTGAGCGAATTGATGCAAATCTTTTAAATGTTTCTATTCAGGATATTACAGAATTACCTGAAGTTCTCTTCACTAGCAAGGTCAATGAGATTGCCAGAAAGACACAAGGCAAACTTATTGTTAAAGAGTACCCTACTGCATCAGCACATGCTGGACACTTTAAGGCACTCTTAAGTGATCTTTCTCTTAAGAAAGATTTTAAACCTGATATAATATTCATTGATTACCTTAACATCTGTGCATCTGCCAGATACAAAGGTGCTGTTGTTAACTCTTACACTTATGTTAAAGCGATTGCGGAGGAGCTTCGGGGACTTGCTGTGGAAAGTAACTTACCGATTGTCAGTGCTACTCAAACTACTCGTGCTGGTTTCGGGTCTAGCGATCCTGACCTTACTGACACTTCAGAATCCTTTGGACTCCCTGCTACTGCTGACCTTATGTTCGCTCTCATATCTACTGAGGAATTGGAATCCCAAGGAAGAATAATGGTCAAGCAACTTAAAAATAGATACAATGATCCTACCAGTAACAAAAAGTTTATGATAGGTATTGACAGATCGAAGATGAAGCTGTATGATGTTGCTGATGATGCATCTGCTATCAGCATCGAAGGTGAGGAAGAACAGTTAACTCAGTTCTCTGAATCACAAAACCGTCTATCTAAATTTGCTGAATGGAACGTTTAACAATTGTAGGTGGAGGGAGTGCTGGTTGGTTTGCTGCTTTTTTAATATCAAAGACCAAACCAAACATTCAGATAGATCTTATTGAATCATCTGATATTCCTTCTGTTGGTGTAGGAGAAGGAACAACAAGTAAAGTTCTTGAAATTATTTCAAGAGAAAAATATGGTATTGATACATCTGAATTTATTAAGAGTATTGATGCCTTACCCAAAATGGGTATTAACTTTGTTGGTTGGTCTGATCATGGAGATTATATATCTCCCATAGGAGAGTCTATTACATCACAAACATACATTGATTACTCTGTGTATGCTGCTCCTCTCTTAGAGAAAGATATTACTTATTGTAATCAAACAGCATACTATACTGAAAAGGGTTACACAAATCTTATTCGTAGATTTAATGGTGATCTACAGTATGATGAATTCTATCCAGCATTACATTTAGATGCTGGTAAGTTGGTAGAATATCTAAAGTCTAAAACAAATGTTAATCATATTATTGATACAGTTTTAGATGTCCGTAGGAACGGTAGTGATATCACCAGTCTTCTTTTAGAAGGACATGGAGAATATACTTCTGATTTTTACATAGACTGCACTGGATTCAAAAGACAATTGATTGATAGTGATTGGGTTGACTATTCACATTATCTTCCTATCGATAGAGGTATGCCTTTTAGATTGGAAAATGATAATGGTGAGAAACATTCATACACAAATGCTGTTGCTATGGACAGTGGATGGGTGTGGGAAATCCCAACTAAGAATAGGATTGGTAGAGGGTATTGTTATTCTAGTAAATATTCTGATGAAGAAACATGCATCAAAGAACTAGAGAACAGATACAATACTGGAGTTGAGAAGATCAAATCTATTGAGTTCTCTTCTGGTAGACTATCAAACATTATGTCTGGTAACTGTCTAGCATTAGGTTTATCAGCAGCATTCTTTGAACCATTACAAGCAACTAGTCTTCATTGTACCTTGCAACAGTTAGATGAGTTCATCTTTACATTCTTACAAGGTGACCGCATCTTAATAGATTCAGTCTCTGTTGACAGTTACAATAAAAAGTATGCTAGAATGTATGATGATATGAAAGACTTCATATTCATACATTACACTGGTGGTAAAACAAACACACCATTCTGGAAACATTTTACTAAGGTAACGTATCCAGAACAAGTCAGTAGACTTATGCATTTTCATGATGTTCGTCTGCTTAGAGATTATGATATAGAAACATATCATGGTCATGCTGGTATTGGATTATGGATCCCATCTCTAATTGGATTGGGTCATTATAATCCCTATACAGTCCATCGTGTGTTAGATTCTGACATTGATTGGACTTTCATGAAAAACGCTATCGAAAATTTCAAAGATCAAATCGATAGAAAAATTGTAAATCGTAATTATCAATCTATTAAAAATTTAGTTCTATGACTATTAATTTTAAACGTTATGAAGAGTTCGTAGATGCCGTCACATCCGATTGTTCTAAAGATTTTGTCAGTCTTGCTGACCGCATGGGTGAACTTGACAGAGAAGGTGCCAATATTGAACGTCTTACCACTGCTGGCGTTGGGCTTGCTGCTGAGTCTGGTGAGTTTCTGGAAATTGTTAAGAAGATGGTGTTCCAAGGTAAACCTTGGACTGACGACAATAGAGAGCATCTTATTATTGAGTTGGGTGACACTATGTGGTATGTGGCACAAGCTTGTATGGCTCTGGGGGTATCTTTCGATGAGGTAATTGAGAGAAATGTGAAGAAGTTGGAGAAGCGTTATCCTGATGGTTCATTCGACATTCATTACAGTGAGAATAG